AATGGATGCAAGCCAGATCACAGGAAGCACATCGTCTTATGCACGGAAGTACGCATTAAACGGATTGTTTTGTATAGATGACACAAAAGATTCTGATTCTCTGAATAATGAATGTCAGTCAAATAATCAATTGGAAAAAGATAACAGAAAACTCCTGCCGAAAGAGAAGTTTAACGATGAGGACTTAATGAAATGGATTTATCAGAAACTTGAAAAAGCAAAATCTGAGAATAAACGTCTTTCGTTATCCAATCTTATAGAAAAGTACTATAAAGTTACGCAGAACGATATTACTGTCATTTCTGACAATTTTTATCAATATAAAGTTAATAATAATTTGCTATGAGTAATGATTTGAAGATAAACAATATTCCATCTACGAAGCAGGAACAGACGGAACTTGCCTGTATGTTTGTACAAAAAGTAATTGATGGTGATGTAAATCCGATAGATGCTGTCATACAGATGAAAAGCCTTAGTGAAACAATAAGCACTTTTTTGAAAGATTCGGATGTAAGGGAAGCTGTATTGAATGAAGTAGGGAAGTATGGAAAAGGTGAAATCCCTTCATTCCGTGGGGCGTTGATACAAGTGAAAGAAACAGGAGTGAAATATGACTTTACAGGATGTGGTGACCCGGTATGGGAAAGGTTAAATGAGGAAAAAAACGACATTGACATGAGACTCAAGGAACGTGAATCTTTTCTTCGTACTATAAAGGAACAAAAAACAGATATAGATGAAGAAACAGGCGAGATTATAACTTTGTACGCTCCTTCAAAAAGCTCTACAACATCCTATTCAATCACATTCAAAAAGAGATAATTATGTATCGTATCAGTGTTACTTCATTAGAAGCGTTCAGACGATTCAGGGATAAGCATTCAATATGGGACACAGAAGAAAGAGTGTTAAATACACTTTCAGGCAAGAAAGGGCCAAACGCTTATGCAGCAATAGGATCTGTATTCCATAGTATTGTAGAAACAGGGAAGGCGATTTATGTTGGAGAAAACACATTTGAGCAGGAACAAGATGGATTTAGAGTGCTTATGAATGGGAAAGCTGTGGAAAATGCCCTTTATTACCGTAAACAATATCCGGATGCGGAACATGAAGTACATAAAGGTAAAGATTTTCATTGTGGATTGTTCCCTGTTCATGTGCACGGATATGCTGATGTCAAATATCGAAACGTGATACGAGACATTAAAACCAAATATTCGCAACCACACACAAGAGATTATACAGAATCGTGTCAATGGAGTTTTTATCTTGAATTGTTTGGTTGTGACACTTTCTATTTTGATCTATTTCATTTTAAAGGATATAAACGTTATATGGTTACGAACACAATAAATACGGATTTCGTAATATATAATCCGATAGAATGTTTGAGAGACAGTAAGATGGAAGAGAAGAATGCTCAAATAATAAAAGACTTTTGCAAATATATAGATGAAAAAAACTTATATCACTTGCTAAAAACAAAAGAGGATTTGTATAACATATAAACTATAAAATTATGATTTTAACAGGAAGTATCTGTCTCTCTGATATACCTCGTGAGCAGATGAAGAAAATTAAGTGTAAAGATGGAGTTGAAAGAATCTATGTGAATGTGGCTGTTATCGAGCGCAAAGAGAAATCTCAGTTCGGGCATACGCATTTCATCACTTGTTCTCCTAAAAAGGAGGAACGAGTAGAAGGAAGGAACTATATCTGCGGTGACCTCAAGGAGTTTGTACCTCAGAGTACATCACCTAGCCCAGAGGATATAAATAATGCTCCTAGCGTGTCGGATGATGATCTGCCATTTTAGCCTATGAAATACGATGGTTCCAATCCTCTCCACGTCCAGCAGGCAAGAGCGAAGCTGGAGAAGTTGATAAAGGAACAGAAGGTGTTTGAATTGACGGAAAAGAAACCCCAAAGATCTTTAAATCAGAACAAATACCTTCATGTCTGCCTTGCTTATTTCGGTTGCCAAATCGGTGAGACGATGGAATATGTAAAGCGAAACTATTACAAGATTCTCTGCAACAAAGACACTTTCGTCCGTGAGAGAGAAGACAAGTTTCTTGGGAGAATAAAATACTTAAGAAGTTCGTCTGACCTTGATAGTACAGAGTTTAGCCTTACCATTGAAAGGTTTCGGAACTTCGCGAGTGCCCAATGTGGCATATATATCCCATCTCCAGACGAAGAACGTTTGATTCAGTTGATGGAGATTGAAATTGAACAACATATAAATTACATTTAATAAATGACACGAGAAGAGTTGCTCAAATACAGGTTAGATGGATCAAAGTCATTCCCTTTTCATATTAAAGAGCAAGAAATAACAGACAAATATGGAGTATATTCTACTGGAGTATTTAAATACAAAGGGATGAGTTTGATAATTGCAATAGAAAATGGGTTATGGCATTTATCAGTAAGTGCTAAGTTTCCATTAGGTTATCAGCAGTTGAAAGATGTACGATATAAGTTTTTACCAAATAACATTCAAGTGGCACAAATATTCCCTCCGAGAGAAGAATTTGTGAACTTACATAGTACTTGCTGGCATTTATGGGAGATTAAAGACTAATAATTATGAAACTTACTTTGACAAAACAAGAAGTGCTTCTTATCCAGAAGTTGCTCAACACTTACAAAAACGAGTTGCCCGATGACGGAACAGAGAAGCATGGACGTTTTGTCGGGAAGCTCTGCAAGAAAATCAAAAGACAAGTTATTAATCAATTAAAGCAATAAAATTATGGAATCTAATATTTCGCGCGATCATATTGCGCTTGAAGCAATGAAGTGCATAATGATGACAGCAAAACGCAGAAGAACTTTATGGAATAGAGTTGTAACATTGTTTTTCCCATCCAAAGAGGTTAGTATTATAAACTACAACTCTGAAAAACAGGCTAAAGCTGCTTACCAGATAGCCAATGCGATGATTAAGGAACGTAGTAAGATAAAGGAGGAATGATTATGATGCACACATGGTTTGAGGTAAAGATTCGCTACGAGAAAGTAATGGAAAACGGCATGAACAAGAAAGTAACGGAATCCTATTTATTTGATTCTTTATCTTTTACAGAAAGCGAAGGAAGATGTATTGAGGAAATGACACCGTTTATCAGCGGTGAGTTTACTGTTTCTGACATAAAACGTGCCAACTATTCTGAGATATTTTTCTCAGATGAAGAATCTGCTGACAGGTATTTTAAATGCAAGTTATACTTTATTACATTGGATGAAAAAACTGGTGCGGAAAAGAAAACATCCACAAACATTCTTGTTCAAGCAGCCAACTTGAGAGATGCAGTCAAAAAACTCGATGAAGGGATGAAAGGCACAATGGCAGACTACGTGATTGCTTCGGTAGCGGAAACTGCTATTATGGATGTTTATCCTTATGAAGCAAATCCAGATGTTAAACCAGAGTTCCCTAATGCTTAAAAATTGACTGATATGGAAGAGTTTATTTCAGATTGGTTCATTCCGATGGATTTCGGTAATGATATGCCGGACGAAGAACCGGACGGTGAGGATAATTTTAATTTTGATTGACATGGAAAAGAAATTTGAACTTACAGACAAGTTTGTATTCAATACTTTTGGAATTAAATTATTCCAAATTAAGTGTACAAAGTCTTTCAAATATGCCAAGGAAGGTGATTTGGGAGGATATGTTGAGAAAGATGAGAACTTAGACCAAGAAAGCGATGCTTGGGTGTCCGGCAATGCTCAGGTGTCCGGCGATGCTCGGGTGTCCGGCAATGCTCAGGTGTACGGCGATGCTCAGGTGTCCGGCGATGCTCGGGTGTCCGGCGATGCTTGGGTGTCCGGCAATGCTCAGGTGTCCGGCAATGCTGATATAGAAAATGATAACAATCATTGCGGATTTGATTGTTTCGGTTCATGCAACCGCCACACTCACGCATATTTGACAAAAGATAATAAAGTCGAAATAACTTGTGGGTGTTTTCGTGGCAGCATTGAAGAGTTTGAAAAGAAAGTGGAGAAGACACATTCGGGAACAATCTACGAGAAACAGTATAAAGCCATCATCAATGTTATTAAAATTAAATTTGGGTTGACTGATTTGATATAGATTAAGTGCATTTGTTTACATGCCTTCCCGGTCTGTGAAGATAGGGCGGGCAAACATGGTGGTATGGCGGAATTAGAAGACGCTATTAAGCAGTAGATTGATGCTCTAAGCTGAGGATTATAGGAAATGATAATCGGGAAAGGTTGGCGAAAAGGAGACCAGCATATCAGGTAAACGAAGCATTCGATGGTTATTAATCAATCGGTGACGGATACCAAAACCTACAACAGCGAGCCTTATTCATAGTAGGCGATAAAAGATGTAAATGAGCAGCATAACAATCATGCAGGTGCAAGTCCTGCTACCACCTCATAAATGTGAGCCACACATCAATGGCAAGGGTTAGTAAATAATGGTTGTGCCCCGGAGAATACGCTTCGGGGCTTTTAATTGGAATGAAACAGATAAGCAAAAAACAAAGTACAATAAACCGTGAACTTGCAAGGATAAAAAGGGATCTACCGCAGTATTGCTGTATCTGCCACAAATATACATCCACACCACAGTTGATGCACCTGTTACCCAGATCGCTTTATCCTGAATACATTACGGAAGAATGGAACTTGCGAATTGGCTGTCCTGAATGCCATAGCAGGTATGACAATGACCGTAATTTCCGTAAACAGCAAAAGGAAATAGTAGAAACAATCCGTCAACACGATGAGCTGGCGGCAAATAGATATTTTGGATTATGATATACGATAAACAAATTATAAGGGGGAAAATCCCTTCAAAGTCGAATTGTTACAAGATAGTAGCATTATACAGGCACGGTTCTTTAGCAAAACAGAATGTACTTAAAAAGTATGAACAAACTTTCTACGCACAATGTGGATTAAGGGACAAGAATATAAAAGGTTTCTTTAAACTAACAGTGGATGTGTATCACGAAAATTTGCGTCCTGATCTTGATAATGCTTTCAAAATTTTACTTGACTGTCTACAAGGATGCAAGGCGATAAAGAACGATCGGCAATGTATGGAGATTAATGCACGAAAGCTGATTGATAAGCTTAATCCAAGGATAGAATTTATAATTGAGGAAGTTGAATTATAATACTAAACTTTTATGGGACAAAACGAATTAAACGAATGGCATAAGTTGTCAGAACAGATTATTGACTTCGTTGTCAATTGCAGCGATGATGTCAAACCATATATCATTGGGCAATTGGAAACCTTAACAGAACACCTAAAAGATTAAGCAATGACAAAGGATAGTTTTATCATATATAAATCTTTCTACAAACCTATATCAAGATTATCAGACAAACAGCTTGGGCGATTATTTCGTGCAATTTTCAAGTATCAACTTGGCGAGGAGGTTACGGTAGAGGAGGACATTGATATGGCATTGGGTTTTTTCATCAATCAATTTGAGATAGACGAAACTAAATATCATGGCATTGTCGAGAGAAACCGAAACAACGGGCGTAAAGGTGGTGCTCCTATAGGAAATTGCAATGCCAAATCAAAACAACCCAAACAACCCAGTGGGTTAAACTCAACCCAAACAACCCAAAACAAGCTTAATGAAAATGATAATGAAAATGATATAGATAAAGAATCTCCTAACGGAGATAAGAAAACAATTCCCAAAAACAAGGAAGTTGATTTGTCTTTTGTTTCGGAAGATTTTAAGGGCATATTCAAGGAATGGCTTGAATACAAGAGAGAAAGAAAAGAAAACTATAAATCGGAAAAATCCCTAAAAATGTGCTACAACCGATTGCTAACATTGAGTGGAAATGATTGCAATAAAGCAAGGCTTGTGGTTGAGCAGTCGATTGCAAGTAATTATGCGGGATTATTTGAATTAAAAAATTATGGAGCAAGACAAAATACAGACATCTACGAGCAGAAGCGAATTGATTCTGAGCGGAGAAAATCTAGACTCATGGCTGAGTTCGCAGAAGCGGATGCAAAATTCCTTGCAGAACAAGAAGCTAAACGAAAAGCAGTTGGCTCTATTGGAGAAATACCCAACACCATCCCGGATGGCGGTTGATTACAATCCTGATTTGCAAGGCAAGATGGCAAAATCAAATCTTACACTTGCGGATATTGCCTTGAATGATAACATACCTTCGCTTGCAAACATCCGTTCCGTGTACGGTGAAGACAACGCACTTAGGTGGCTGAAAGTACAGTTTGACAGCCTTAATGATTACGCCGAGCAGGGAAAGGGTATAACCGACACACAATTAGATGAACTTTGTATTCTTGTCCTAGGTGAATACTATTGGATGAATTTGGCTGAAATATGCAACTTTATATCTAGATTCAAATTAGGGAAATATGGGCAATTTTATGGAGCTATTGGTCCGATGAAAATTTCATGCTCTCTTCTGGAGTATGTTAAGGAACGTAGGATTGACATTGATCGGCATGAGCGTGAACAATACAGAATCCAACGTGAAAAAGAAATAGAAGAGCGTGGAAATAACAGAATCTCTTATGCTGAATATCAAGAGTTGAAACGCCGGGCTGAATCTGGAGATGAGGAAGCCAGAAAAATGCTGATGTCACCATGAGTATGCCAAAGAAAGTCAAACCGGGAATTGTATATGTCAAATGCCGGAATTGCAAGAATGCCTCGGACTTCGGGGATAATTCTGCGTATTGTAAGGCTAAAGGGCATAGAGTGTGTGCCTGTGACAGATATGGGCAAATTTGCAACAGTTTTCAAAAGAAAGAATTATAACGAAAAAGGAGAAATTTATGAATACCGAGATGCAGAGAAAGATACGTGAATGGGAAGCGGAACGCGACAGAAACCTGCGCATACACTGCCCTCTTGTAGCTGCCAAATTCCAAAGGTGGATTGACAAAATTAATAAAAAGGAGAACGAAAGTATTAACCGCATGAAAGGAAATGTAAAGTGAAAATATACAATTATGAAGCCAAAGAAAAAAATAATAGATGCCGCCATAGCCAATGGTAGCATAGATAGATTGAATATGCTGCTTTCAGCCGCTCACCTGTTGAATTGCGAAGCCAATAACTTAGTAGAGGAAGCGAGCGATTTAATGGCAGAGAACTCCCTTCTGCTTGGAGATTTAAAAAAGTTGCACAATGACTTCGTAAAAGTTGCCGATAAGTATTTCAAGGAGTTCTCCACCCTCATTACTACTGATACCGCCAAGATGGATATGTTCTCTGACCTTGATGGATTTGATAAGGCATTCAGAGAGTGGGCTAAAGTACCGTCAGAGTGGAAACCTGGAGAAGTTTGTAGGAACCATTAATTAAAAGTAATACAGAAATAAACAAGAATCATGAAAAGAGAATTAACACCTGAGAATATTCAGGAACTGAAAGAAAATCAAATATTCGTTTTTGGAAGCAATATGAACGGCAATCACGTCGGAGGTGCAGCTAGATTGGCAGTTGAGAAGTTTGGTGCAATTATGGGGAAGGCAAAAGGGATACAAGGCCGGTCCTATGCTATTCCTACGCTGGACAAGGATATGCAGAAAGTAACTGAAGAAGAGCTGCTGGTATTTTTAGAAAACTTCGGGAATTACGCTAATGAGCATCCGGAAAAGGAATTTCTTCTCACTGCCATTGGCACCGGGATAGCCGGATTTGACGCCAGCTACATGGCGTACATGGTACTTAGAGCAAACCTGCCGGATAACGTTACCCTGCCAAAGGAATTTGTCAAAATCAAAGGCTACAAGGGTTTTAACCCCGATATGACATGTATGGATTTTCAATACGAAGAAGGTAAGGACTATGAAGAAGCAGGCGATATAATAGCTTGCAGTAACGGATTTCACTTCTGCCTCCATCCGTTGGATGTGTTCGCTTACTATCCACCTGCCAGAGTTGGCATGAATAAGTTTCACGAGGTTGAGGGGACTGGCGATATGGGCGTAGATACGGATGATACGAAAATTGCTTGCTCAAAAATTCACATAGGAGCGGAACTAAGTATTAAGAGCATTGTAGACGCAGCCGTTAAGTTTACATTTGAAAAATGCAAGTGGGAGAAGGGTAAGACAGCCACAGGCGACCAAGGTGCAGCGTCAGCCACAGGCGACCGAGGTGCAGCGTCAGCCACAGGCGACCGAGGTGCAGCGTCAGCCACAGGTTACCAAGGTGCAGCGTCAGCCACAGGCGACCAAGGTGCAGC